GAACCGTAGGAGCCGGGTTCGGGTGCTGGAGGAACTAGCGAAGTGCGACCTCGTATGTGCGAACTGCCACCGAATGCGGACGGTTACTATGATATGCACCCGGTGTCAGGAATACGTCGCGGGTCACGCGGTCGGGGGTGCCGATGTCTGCACCTGCCCGCCACGTTTTGCCTTGGTCCACGAACCCCATCACGTCATCATCCGTGACACGGTTCGGGACCTGAACGTCTTTTTCCTGGCCGAGTCCGGATTCGGTCCGAAGTCCTCCGACATCGACTTGGCGGTCCGGGTCGTCCGATATCTAAACACCTATGAAGGCTGACGCGCTCCAAATTATTTCCGCCGACGGTAGGAGATGAGCGCGCTCATGAGTCCGAAGCCGATAACCAGTCCAACGCCCAGGACCGTGATAAATTCCCACGTAGTGACATACCAAAGAAGTGGGTCAAAATGCTCATTTGACCAGTAAGGTGTTTCCCCCATGCCGGCGCCAAAGGCTGAGTGCCCAAATCCCAGGTGCAAGCACCCGTATTATCGGGTCGTTCACACTTGCGCCCTTTGCGAGACGCCGCACCTCGACGCAGAATGCAAGGCGTGCGGCTGGCGCTTTTTTGTTGCGGTGCCGCTTGACGCTCGGGCATCGGTGTGCGAGAGTGGGGTCAATGAGAAAAGACCTAACTCTGACAATCACCCATAAGGACAACCAATCCCAAATCCAGTTCCAAAACCTGGAAAACCTTTCGGCGGCTGACACGTTTATTGTCGTCGGTCCCGGCTACTACGGCTACGGCGTGTCCATCGCCGCCGCCCGAAAAAACTGCATCAAGGCTGGCTGCCCCCGGTCTGCGAAGATGCGGGCCTACCTGGGCGACGAGAGTCTGGGCGCCGGATGTTTTGGTGTGTCCGCGAACAAAGTTTTAGTCTGCCTGGGCGAAGTTTGAGTTGACAAATGACCCACGTAGTGGCACTGGTAAAGGCAGAATATGTTTTCACTCTCGACCATCATCGCCATGAACGCCCGCGCGGACCGCAAGCGCAAGCGTGACCGGGAACGTGCTGCGGCCAAGCGCGCGGACCGCAAGCGAAAGACCGCCGAGGCCACCAACCGCTTTATCCAGGACAACGACCAATGAGAACGACAATCTACAAATACCCGCTGGAAATTAGCGGCGGCGACTTGCATACGGTGATGATGCCCGCCGGCGCGCAGCTCTTGCATTTTGGTTTCCCGGGCGACACGTTGTATGTCTGGGCCAAAGTCGTGCTGGACTTCACGCCAACCCCGAGACAGTTTCGCGTCTTCGGCACGGGATGGGAACTTGGTATTAACTGTGGCCAGCATCGCGGGACTGCTTTTGCCGGTCCGTATGTGTGGCATGTTTTTGAAGTTGAACCGTGATGAATATGGAAAATGCACGAGTCATTCAGTCGTATGTAACCCACGAAGGCAAGTGTTTTATGGTGTCCACCATTGAGCGCGACTCGTCGGCCGCGGAAGGGCCGCGGCGCTACAACGAAACCATCGTGTGGGAATACGACTGGGATACGCGGGAGCGGGGAAACATCGTTCATCAGGACGAGGCCCCGCGGGGCTGCGTTGAGACGCATTTTCGAGTCTGCCGCGCGTTTCACAAGTTTGGCTGCGTGCCAGCCTGGGACTAAAATGAAAAAGACCAAGACCAAGACCAAAAAAATAATTGGCCGTCGTCGCCGCAAGGCGAATACCTGGACTAAGCCGAAGGGGGTGTCCGCGGTTCATGTCACCTGCGTCGGAGCCGGTGGCAGCGGGGGCAGCGGTCGCAACAATCCGCTGGCCGAGGCTGCTTCACCGCACCTTTATTTTTGGAGGACGCGAGACAACGGCATTGTCCGCATCGACGAAATGGAGCAGGAACACCTGCTTAATGCTCGCGCGTTGCTCCGGCGAAAAATCGCGAAGTTCTCGGAAATCGAGGAAGCGATGTCGCGGGAACTTCGCAGGCGGCACAACCGGATACTCGCCACCTACGCGGACCCGATGGGCAAATACAGCGAGGCTTGGTCGGACGAGACACCATGAGCATGGACCTATGTCCGCGTTGCGGAAACTATACGTATCGTTGTGTGTGCCCGTCGCCAGCACGCCCGATGCAGTGGAATGGACTCGTTGAGTATGGGGGTTTTTTCGACCTGAACGACCACATCAAGGCGTTCTCGGAGAAGATGACCGGGCACATCCGCCGAGAGTTTCGCTACCGGGCGTTTGCGGCGCATCTCCTGGCGCAGCTTCCCGCGTTGCGAAACACGATGACGCCAGAGTCCGCCCATCTTTTAACGTCCGCCCTCGAGGCGTGGCATAAGGAACTCGACGACATCGCTAAGCTATGAGTCCGTTTCACCACATCATCGCCGAAGCGAAGACCTGGGTCGGGCCGTCCTGGGAGTTTGTCGAGTTGGACGAAATTATTTGGCGCTTGGAAAACGGCGCGGGCGGACTGTGGTATCCGCCCTGGCGAGAGAATACGTGCGCCCGGATAACACTGGGATGGGACCAGCCCATTGACGGGCTGTGGCACGAGGTTTTCCATTCGGTGGCGTTCCGCGCGCCGCTGATACATCGGTTTCCGAACTGGGGCGAGGGCTGGTGCTGCGCGTTCGCCGAGCTGCAATCGAACAAGTGGGCGCCCGCGAACATTTTTGGAAGTCGTCCGACGACCGACTTTGAGCGGCTGTATTCGTTCCCGGCTACGCACCTGCTGACACGGGCCTGTCACAGCCGGCAACAGCTCAAGGACATTTGGTTCGCGTGGAACAGAATGACCGCGGGGGACTTTTCCGCGTATATCGGCTACGACCCGGACACCGGCCAAAGGATACAGCCATGAGAGTTTTTTCGTATCTGCGCGTCAGCACCCGAGAACAGGTTGACAAGTGCGGGCTCGACCGCCAGCGCGATACGGTCAAACAGTTCGCCGAACAACACGACATGAGCATCTGTCGCACCTTCTCGGAAAACCAGTCCGGGGGCGTCAACGTTGAAGACCGGACCATGCTGCTTGAGATGCTCGAGCTGGCTCCGGCCTTTAATGTTGAAGCCATCGTTGTGGAACGGTCCGACCGCGTCGCGCGTGACCTGATGGCCCAGGAAATTTTCTTTGTGCGGTGCGCGGAGCGCGGCGTCAAGGTTTTCGCGGCGGACTCCGGGCAGGAACTAACAGTGGCCGACGGCGACCCGTCGCGCGTCATGCTGCGGCAGATGCTCGGCGTCATCGCGCAATGGGAGAAGGCCGTAATCGTTAAGAAGCTGCAAGACGGGCGCCGGCGCACAAAGGCCAGGACCGGACGGCCGTGCGGCGGGCGCCGGCCCTACGGGCTGCATCCGGACCCGGCGGTCCAGGCGGATGAGCGGCACGTTTTGAACTACATCCACGCGCGCCGGCGCGAGGGCTGGACATATTTGCAAGTTGCCAACGGGTTGCGCGAGGGCGGAATTCTTAACCCGTCTGGCGAGCGTTTCTGGCACGCATCAACGGTTTACAGACTTCATCATACGACCATTGACAAATCGGAAAGTTCGCACACTTCTTAGGTGGCATGGCAACTACTATCCATCTGGCGTGGCCCGCGAATCCGGCGGGAGAACAGGTCAACAACTACAAGGTCTACGAAAGCGTGAACGGCGGTCCGTTTGTTTTCAAGGCCAACACGGCGGTTCCGTCCTTCGACATTTTCAACCCCGTTCCGCAGGTCTATGACTGGCGCGTTCGGGCTGAGAATATCGTCGGCTTGGGTCCGGAAGGTCCGGTGATGCACGGTCCGACTCTTCCGACCGAGCCCGGGCAGGGCACTGTGACCGTCACGGTCACCTAACAGCGCATGGCAATGCAGGATGGAGCAGTGGTAGCTCGTCTGGCTCATAACCAGAAGGTCGGCGGTTCAACTCCGTCTCCTGCAACCAATTTTCCGGGCCGTGTGCTCGGGAATAGTCCAGTCTACGCCCTAAAGGCGACCTGGGAAAAAGCCGAGAGCGAAGTGCGCAGCTCTCTCGGTCGGGGCGCGGGACATCCGGTTAGCTACCGCCCGCTCCCGTTACCATTTTCGACAGCACGGAACGTTTTGGCCGAAGGTGTAATCACACTGTGGACCTCGGCAAGCGGCGTTTTAGCTTCCGGGCTGTCGGCGGGGAAATCGTGGCAGCGAGCAGGGAATGCTCACCCCGTCACGCGTATAGTCGGCGACAACGGCTCAATACAACACGCCGCTTACTTTGTGCAGGGTTCGTCTAAACCAAAGACACGTTCACTCAGAACGGTGATGCCGGTTTGCCCGGCACTCTGCATTTTTTTGGTATGCGAAACTGGTGGGAAAATCTGAAGCTGTGGTTCTTGCTATCGACGGTTCCGACCGCCATTGCGTTGGACCTGCTCTGGCTTGCCATTCGGGGTAAACAACGCCCGCCCTACTTTTTCTCGTTGGGGCATGCTTACTGGCGTCTTGCTCACTCGATGAATGGCTTTACCAGAGTCACACCCCGTTAAGGGACTCCTTCGCGAGACTGCGAAACTCATTCACGCCGGCGAGATTTACGACGCCGCGCGGCTCGTTCGCGCCTGGGCAGCACAGACCACGCCGGCGATGGCCAAGCAGTCGGTCGAAACCAAGGCCAAGGCGTTTGAGCTTCTAAACATTCTCCTGCACTGGGCCATGAACCATGGCGCGATGGAAGAAGCCGCCCAGTTGTTGTGGACCCCGAACCAGTTTGACCCGCGGCCGAACAACACCAAGCGCGTATGGTCGGCCGTTGACGAACACGACTTCGGATTGCTGATGGGCGCCGGCAAGCAGTCGAAGTCCTTCAGCATGGCGATTCGGTTCTTTCTGGAGTGGCTGCGCGACCCCGAATACACGTCGGTCCGAGTCCTAGGGCCGAGTGAAGACCATCTCGAAGCCAACCTGTTTTCGCAGCTCGTCGAACTGCACCGAAACTCGGCTATCCCGCTGCCGGGGGAAATCGGAAAGCTGTTTATCGGTCTTGACCTGCGCAAGCGGCGCGGCTCTATCGCGGGCGTCGTAATCCCGCAAGGGAAAAAGGCGGCGGGCCGGCTGCAAGGTGTCGCGCGTTTTCGGCGCAAGACTCCGCATCCGGAATTTGGCGAGACGAGCCGGCTGTTCGTGTTCGTGGACGAAATTTCCAACCTGCCAAAAGGGCTGTGGCACGATATTGACAACTTGCTGTCCAACGCCTCGAATCGAGGCGGGCTGAAAGTTTACGGCGCGTTCAACCCGGACGACCGGAACAACGACGTAGGCGTTCGCTGCGAGCCGAAGTTCGGCTGGGGAAGTTTCGACCCTGACCTGCACTTCGATTGGATGTCCGTCCGCGGATGGTGGATTGTCCGCCTGGACGCGATGCAGTCCGAAAACATCAAAGAGAAGCGGGAGATTTATCCCGGCATGCAGACCTACGAGGGCATGCAGCAAATCATCGCCAACGCTGGCGGGCTCGACTCGCCGGGATACTGGACGATGGTGCGCGGATGTTTTCCGCCCATCGGTGTCGCGCTCGCGGTGATTCCACAAGGGCTAACGGTTAATCTGAAGTGCGAGGTGATTTGGTATGACGTGCCGGAGCCGTGTGCGGGCGCGGACCTTGCGCTCGAGGGCGGTGACGCGTGCATGATGTGCAAGGGGCTGTTCGGTCGGGCGACCGGGCTGCGTATGGGTCCGAGCCTTGCGCATCCGGAGGGCGAAACGATTTATTTTATGGACCGCAACGGGCATAAGTCCCCGAAACACATTTTGCTCGCGGAGAAAATTTTCATCATACCGAATGGCGACACGTTCGTCGTCGGAGACGAAGTCATGCGGCTCTGCCGCGCAATGAAGATTCGACCCGAGCACCTCGCGCTGGACCGGACGGGCAACGGTCAGGGAGTTTACGATTACCTGCGGGCTCGGTGGTCGCCGTCGGTCGTCGGCGTGAACTTTTACGAGGGCGCGACGGACGCGCGGGTGTTTATCGAAGATGAAGACACGGCCAAGGAACTTTATGACCGGGTGAATTCCGAGTTGTGGTTCGCTCTGCGACGGTGGCTCGAGTTCAAGTATATGTTCTGCGCATTCGGACTGGATACGTCCGAGCTGTATCCGGAGCTTACGGACCGGCTGTTCCGAATGATTGGAAAAAAGTCACACGTCGAGTCCAAAAAAGAATACAAGTCCCGGCACGCCGGCAAGTCTCCGAACAGCGCGGACGCGTTCACCCTGCTTTTGCAGGCCGCGCGCCGCGGGTTCGGGTTTACGCCCAGCATGGCCGGCGACACCGACGTGGAGCCCATCGAGCACCAGTCGGAGTGGGACCCCCAGGCGCGCGACATCGGCTGCGACCGGACGAACCGATTCGAGGACCTGGACACGGCGCTGGACGACAACGATATGTGATTGGCGAGTTTTTATGGGGTCCAAATTCAATACAAATCTCTTTCCACCAGACGGTTGGGTGTTTACGGACGCCCAGGGCGTGAAGCACCGGTCAACGAGCTTGGCCCGACTCATCTCCCGGGTTGTCAACTACCGTGTCATGAACCGGTTACCGGTTGGGGACCCGGCCACCGAGGTGAATGACCAGTTGTGCAGGAATTTTCCTGGATACTGCCGAACTGGTTATAACAAGAACAGGTTAAAGCGGGTTATCCCGCAGCCGTCCCGAGGTTGTTCGTCATGCAAAAAATCACGAAGGCGGTGAAAAACGCTGCCGGCGCCGTCCGCCGGGTGACAGTCGCCGCCGCCCAAGGCTCCAAAGTGTTTGTTGGTGAAAAACTTACGGCCCAGCGGGTCAGTATTTGTGAGCGGTGCCCAAATTTCGTGGCGAAGCGGCGGCAGTGCGCCCTGTGTGGGTGTTTTGTTGCGGTGAAGGCGAAGTTGTCTACGGAGAAATGCCCGGACAACCGCTGGCCCTTGACAAACGTCTGAAAATCTGCACTTAATAAACGATGCCACTTACGCCATCACGGTCTGAACCAATCATGGTCGGCGGACCTCAGGAAGATTTCCAAGGGGCCGTCTCTCCGCCCGCCCTGTCCAAGAACCTGAAGCCAGGGAACCGGGCCATCAAGGACGCGAATCAGGCCAAAAACCTCGTCCTGGTGTTGCTGGCGGCGTCGCGAGAGCGGAACATCAAGAACGCGCGCATCCAAGCGAAGGTTAATTCGGAGAAACCGCACCGGACCGACTCGCTCGAGAACGAGGGACTGGGTTGGAAGGCGAATTTTTCGACCAAGGTCCTCGCGATGTTGGTGGAGAAGGTCGCTCCGCGGTTTGTTCAGGCCGTCGAGGGCGTGAAATACATCACCAACTCGGCGTTGCCGGAGGATATCGAGGGCGCCGCGGTGAAAACGGAGGCGTTCCGGCGGGAAGTGACCGCGCTCGCGCGCAACCGCGCCGGCTGGCGGGATTTTCTCGGCGACTTGGCGCAGGAGAACGCACTTTTCGGCTTCGCGTCGGTCGCGTGGCTCGATGAATTTAGTTGGTTCCCGAAATTTTTCCGGCAAGATTTCATGGCAGTTCCGACTGGAACCAAGCCGATTCCCGGAAAAGCCCAGGTGGTCGCGCTCAAGGAGGTTTTTCTGCTTCATGAGCTGTTCGAATTGATTTCGGACAAGGAATCGGCGAAAACTCGCGGCTGGAATCTTGCAAACACGGTCATGATGATTAACGCATCGATGCCGCAGGACCGACGCTCGCAGTATTCAGCCTGGGAACGCGTTTACGAGGACCTGATTCGTGAGTCTAACCTCGGGATGTCGCACGAGAGTGGCGCACGCGTCGTCGTGGTGTGGCATTTGCTCGCTACCGAGATTGACGGCAAGGTTTCTCACTACATTTTCGAAGAAAAGACGTTCACGGAGCTGTTCACGAGCGAAGACCAGTATGAATCGATGGCGGACGCCGTCGCGTTCTTCAGTTTTCAGCAAGGCAACGGCACGCTTCACGGTTCGAAGGGAATTGGTCGCGAGCTTTACTCTATTGCGGGCATTATCGACCGTTCGCGCAACGAGGTGGTGGACCGACTCAATCTTTCCGGCAAAGTTATCATCCAGGCGGACGAAAAAGTGCTCAAGCGCTTCCGAATGTCCGTCGTCGGCAATGCGATTCTTATTGCGCAAGGCTACAACGTGCTCGAGCGAAAGCTGGACGCCGCGGTGGAGCCCTTTGTGCAGCTAGACCAGTTTTTGACGAACCTCCTGGACCAGATGGCGGGTGCCACAACCCCCAAGGCCCTGGAGGGTGAGCGTGTGACCAAAGCTGCGGTGGATTTTCTCGCGTCGCGTGAGGAAGAAACCAAGGACAACATCATTTCGCGATTCCTGACGCAGTTTTCGGCGGCGGTGACGACCATGCAGAAGCGCATGTGTGACCCGAACACTAGCGAGGATGATGCGAAGGCGATGCAGGAGCGTCTCCTGAAAATTATGACGAGGGAAGAGTTGGACCAGCTTGCCAACACCCCCTCGGCGGAAACGGTGAAGGATTACACCGAGATTAAGCGGCAGCAAATCGTTATCATCGCGACCGAAGCCCGGGGGAACCCCCTTTACAACGCGAAGGAAATTGAGCGGCGCAAACTTACTGCGCTCGTGGACGAGGAATTCGCGGATGCGGTGCTGTTGCCGGACAACGACCCGACGGAAGAGGCCGAGCAGACGCGTGCCCAGATGATGGAGCTGGCTTCGATTATTATTCCGCAGAGCGCGGATGTTCCGGTGTCGCCTCGCGATAATCACATCATCCATCTCAATGTTTTGATGCCGGCACTGGAGTCTACCGCGCAGCAGGCGGTTCAGGACCCAAATGCGCTGCAAACGTTGATGGCAATTTTGCAGCACGCGAAGATGCACGAGCAGGCTGGCCTTGAGGTCGGCGTGTCCAAAGATGAGATGGCGCCGTTCAGCGATATCATTGCTAAACTTGCCGCGCAGTTGCCGAAACTTGCGGAAGCAGCCGAGCAGCAAGCGAAGGCCGAACAACGACAGGCGGAACTCGACGCGGGAGCGCCCCCCGGACCGCTTGACGAAACCGGAGCACCGATTGAAGGTGCGCCGCCGGCGCCAGAAGCCCCTCCGCCCGAAACGGCACCCGCACCGACCTTATAAAACGGTCCCCTACAGACCATGAACCAAACTGAACCCGTCGCGTGGGACAGCACCAACGCGAAGCTGCTTAAAGATTTCATTGCTACCCCTACTGGGTCGGCGGCATTGGCGGCGACGCTCTACGCGCTCCCGCCATTCAACGATTCGACGCCACACTCGACGATGGTGTCCACACTTTTGCGCGAGGGATACCAGCGGGCGGTCCAGGCGTTTCTGGACTTGCAGACGCATCAACCCCCGCAGCCGGAGCCTGAGAATCGGTATCCGGACCTGGACAATAATCAGCAGTGGCCGAAAGAGCTTCAACTTCCTCCCGATGAGGATAAACCTACAACCTAATCTATGCCCAATCCAAATCCTAACGCGACCGGCGCAGACCTAAGTGCAAACCTGCCGTCTATTTCCGCGGAGACATCCAGCGCGCTCGACGAGTTGCTAAAGCAACAGTCCGAGCAGCCCGATGACCCGCCGAAGTCGTCGTCGCCGCGCGGACCGGATGGAAAATTTTTGTCGGCAGGGACGGAGACTGCGACCGGGGCGACTGGTCCGTCCGGCGTCCGCGGCGAGAAAGGCCCGGATGATTCTGGTCTGGAGGCGGCGACGGGTCCCACGGGTTCCCCCGGACCAACTGGCTCGTCCGGCGCGGTTGACCCGTTTGATGCAATCCAGGCTCCGACTAATCTGAAGCCGAAGGCCGCGGAAGCGTTCGATAACGTGAAGCGGTTGGCGAAGGAGAAGGTCACCGCGCTACAGTCGGAACGTGACGAGCTGGAGAAGAAATACAAGGAGCTGTCGGAGAAATCTGGCCGGTTGGACCCGAAGGTGGAGGCCGAGTTGAAAGAGCTTCGCGAGTTTCGTCGCAAGCTGGATGTGGAGGCGGACCCGGAGTTTCGAAAATACGACGTTGAGTCCACCACGCAGGCCGAGTCCATTTATGGCAAGCTGCTTTCGGTTGGTGTGGCCGAGTCCACCGTGGAAAAAATTAAGTCGATGGGCGGCATTTTCAAGGTGCAGTGGGACCCAATTCTGGAGAAGATTCCGTCCCAGGCACGCCGGTTCATCGAGGTGAAGCTGACGCAGCTTGAGGACCTGAAGGAGAAGAAGCAAGCCGCGGTCGCTGCGGCGAAGAAAAACTCCGAAGAATTTTTACAAAACCGCGCGGCGGCTACGGAGACAACCAAGAAGGAGTTTCGTGGTAACGCGTCCAAGACCTTGGACACGATGTTGCCGAAGCTGGATTGGTTCGCGGAGAAAAAGCCCACGGACAAGTCAACGGATGCGGAGAAGGCGTCCATCGTCGAGCACAACAAATTTTTGACGGAGACGAAGGAGGCCATCAAGGAAGCGATGGAGGATGACAGCCCCGAGATGCGGGCGTTCCTGGCCGTCGGTCTGGCGCAGTTGATGAAGCTGCGGGTGGACTACTCGTCCGCCGTTTCGTCCTACAAGTCGGAAGTGGAAAAGCTCAGGACCGAACTGGACGCGGCGAACAAACTTTTGGAGCGCGTGAAGAAGGGCTCGACCAATCGTCTACGCGAAAGCCCCGCTATGACTTCAGAAGTCAGCACGCCGGGCGCCGGAACTGTCAACGAGCGTCCCAGCGACGCGCTCGACCGCATTCGCTCGGAAGTGGAGGCGAAGAATTCGTGACCCGACAGGTCTGCATTTGTTTGCCGTCTTACAAGACGATGGAGCCGCGGATGGCTTTCAGCGTCATGTCGCTAATCGACCGGACCAAGACGGCGGCGATGCTGGACTTCGGGGATGCGTTTATCGTGCATTCTCGAAACAAGCTGGCCGATGAATTTTTGCGCACGGGAATCGAGTGGTGTTTGACAATCGACGACGACATGGTCGTCCCCTTCGGCAATGCGCCGCTTTTTAACTCGTTTACTGGTTTCAACCTGTCTGAGCATTTCGCCGGACTTAATGCTGTTGACCGCCTTCTTTCCCATAATAAAACTCTGGTTGGTGGGTTGTATTTCGGACGTTGGCGCAACGGCAAGGGAATGTATGGAGAGGGTTCGGACCCGCAAGAGTTGAAGTTTGCCAAGCGCGGTCCGCACGACACCTGCAAGCCTACCCGGTGGGTTGGGACCGGGTGCATGTTGATTCATCGAAATGTTTTCCTCGACATCGAAAAGAAATTTCCGCACCTCGCGCGCGGGGCGGACGGAAAAGGTGGACAGTGGTTCACTAGCTCGGAACACGACCTGCGGCTGGCGGCGGGAGCCGCAATCCGGGCACTTGATGAAGAACACGATGAGGCGAAGGCTGTGAAGTTGCTGAAGTATGCACTTCAAGTTACGAAGCGGCACTCGAGCATGGGCATGGGTGAGGACGTTCAGTTCTGCATTCGCGCGACCCAGGCCGGGCACCATCCGCATGTGGACATGGGCTGCCTGTGCGGTCACATTGGAAGCTATTGCTATGGCGAACCAACCAAGTAAGCTACTGCTGGCTTTTGTGTTTTGGGAGCGCGATAAGGCGCAGATGTGCAAGCTCGCCCGACTCGTCGCGGACCTCGAGCCGCATATGTCGGAGTCTGCCGACGTGCTTTTCTCGGCGCGGTTCGATTGCACTCATGACATTCCTACGATTGAGTATGTCTCCCGAAAATTCAAGGTTCACACTCACATCAACCGAAACCGTCGCGGCGTCGGGTGGCCCGCTGGATGCAACGACATCGCGTTTGGCACGCTCGACTACGTTTACTCTTACAGCGAGGCCAAGCGAATCCCCCCTTACAAGGCTGTCGCGCTTTTGGAGGCGGATGGTGCGCCTCTTCGTAAGGGCTGGATAGAAGAGTTGTCGCGAGCCTGGGACGCGGCGAACAAAGTTAAGCCGGTGCGAGTGTTTGGGCCGCTATTGCCGACGGGCATAAAGGACGCAGGTCACCAGCACATCAACGGCAATTGTTTGATGTCCGGGGACAAGATTTTCTTGCATTGGTTTACCCGAAAGCTTGGGGGCTGCACCCCGCGCGCGCGGTGGGATTGGATTCTGGCGCCGTATTTCAAGCGGATGGGATGGGCCAATGCTCCGCAGATGGAATCCTGGTGGAGATGCCCCCAGGTGTCAGAGCAACAATACAACTCCCTTCTCGACAAGGGAGTGGTTTATCTGCACGGCTGCAAAAACGACGACGTGTTTGATTTGGTTAGGAAACGCTGGTTATGAGCACCGATTGCGAAAACATTCCGAGAACCCTGATTCCAACCGAGTGCATTACTTATCCTCGGTCTGGGCACCACGCGCTCACTCAGGTGTTGAGCGCTTACTTCGGCGACAATTTCTATTACTGTGAACTGTATCGGGATTGCCCGCTGGTCATAGGCCCGACTACGCCCACAAATTGGCAGAAGAACCACGACTTTGGGCTGGTCACTCCTGTCTTGCCGGAGCGAAATTATATCGTGCAGGTGCGCAATCCGCTCGAGTCAATCGAGTCGTGGGACAAGCTGGACCGTCGCCTAGTTGGGGAGACGACGGACACCCAGGAGAACCGAGTTGATTTTTGGGCCGGCTTCGTTAAGAAATGGGTGCTTGCCCCAATCCCGCACCGGTTAGTCGTCTGGTATGAAGACCTGATGGAGCGTCCGCTCTCAACGGTCACCAGCGTGATTCAATTTGTGACCCGGACACAAAACGTGGACGTGGCAAAGATTCAAAAAGCACTGCGGGAGTTCCCCCTGGTGCGGAGGACGCAGACATGCCCGACGAGATACAACAAAGCATGAAGACCATCGTGTCTGTTCATGGATACGCGGGAGACGCGCATCAAATCAAAGCGCTGATGCCATGTTACGAGCATCACAACCTGCCCATCGTCATCGTTACGCCTGACGACTCTCGCATCGAAAGCGCGGGTCCGCATATCTGCCGGTTCGCCGGCAAGCGCCAGTATATCGGCGCGGATAGCCTGCGTCGCCAGCTCGCGCAGTGGAAGCTTTTGCTGGACTTCAATGCCACCCATTTCCTGTGCAATGATTCGGACAGTTTTTGCTTGTCCCCGAAGCTGCCGGAGTATCTGTATAAGGAAGACGTGCTGTGGAGCAACGAGGTGTCCGACCTGTGTCACAAGCGGCCGGTGGAATACCCGCTGCCCCGCCTCGCGTTCCAGCCGCCGTATTTTCTGTCTCGGAACATCCTGGAGAAGTTGATTGCGGCGGCGCCCGCGGTGGAAATAGAGGGAATCCAAACTCCATTCATCGACTGGTTCTTCATGGCGGTGGCGGTGAAGGGCAACATACCGCACAACAACTTTCGGGATGGAATGAGTTGCTGCACCCGCAGTCCGCACGGCCTTCGTGTTATGACGGACATGGTCTGGCGACACGGCAAGATTTTTGTCCACTCGGTCAAGAGCGGTCCCGTCCGGCGGCAGTTGCAATTCGCGCGCAAGCAATACACGAACAGACACGTATGAACAAAGATTCCAGGATTTATGTGGCCGGACATCGCGGGCTCGTGGGAGACGCGGTGCTGCGGCTACTTCGAGCGCGAGGCTACACCAACATCGTGACGGTTACGCACCAGGAAGGCGACCTGACGGACCCAACGTTCGTGAAGTGGTTTTTTTCGGTCCACCACTTCGAGTATGTTTTCCTGTGCGCGGCGCACGTCGGGGGAATCCTGGCGAATGACACACAACGCGTGGACTTCATCACGAAGAACCTCGCCATCCAGAGCAACGTGATTTTGAACGCGGCGGAGTATGGCGTGAAGAAGCTTTTGTTTCTCGGGTCGTCCTGCATCTACCCGCGCGACTCGGCCCAGCCCATCAAGCCCCAGTCGTTGCTGACGGGGCCGTTCGAGCCCACGACTGAGGCATACGGCATCGCCAAGGTGGCCGGCATTCGACTTTGCCAATACCTTCGGGATGAGAAGGGCTGTAACTTCATTGCGGCGATGCCATGCAACCTTTATGGGCCGGGCGACCGGTTCGACTCCGTTCGGTCGCACGTTGTCCCGGGGCTTTTGACTCGGCTGCACCAAGCCAAGCAGCTCGGGATGCGGGAATTTGATGTCTGGGGCGACGGAACCGCGCAGCGGGAACTACTCTACGCGGATGATTTGGCCCGCGCGCTTCTGGTTTTGATGCAGGCGTATGACGGGCGCGAGGTGATTAACGCGGGGAGCAGCGACGAGTGGACCATCAAGGAGATTGCCGAAGCGGTGGCTCAGGTGGTGGGCTGGGAAGGGTGGCTGCACTTTGACTCGAGCAAGCCCACGGGCGTCCCGCGCAAGATTTTGGACAATTCGGCCATCCGTGCGCTCGGGTGGACCCCGAAGGTGAGTTTTGAAGGGGGGTTGCGGTTGACCTACAACGGATTTCTTCAGCGCTTGACATTGGCGAAATAGGTCACACTGGGAAGGGTGTGAAGACTTGTTCTCAGTGCGGGCAATGCAAGCCCTTGTCGGAGTATTCGTTTGGACTCGCGCCGGACGGACGCCGGTATAATTGCAAGAAGTGTCAGGCTGAATATTCCCGTCAATACAGAGTTAAAAACCCTGAAAAGGTCGCGCGTTCCAGCAAAATGTGGAAGGAAAATAATCCTGGTCGAACGGAACATCTTAATTTTAAGAGCCACCTTAAGCAGACCTATGGCCTTACGGTGGAACAATATGAGCAGATGGTGATGGCCCAGGGCGGAAAGTGTGCAATTTGCGGGCATCCTCCCGACCCGGCTTCTTCCATCATAAAATTTCGTAGGTTACACGTTGACCATAACCATGTTACGGGAAAAGTTCGCGAGTTGTTATGTCATTGTTGTAATGCGGGAATTGGGCATTTTGAAGAAGACCCCAGCCGGCTAGAGGCGGGCGCGGAGTATGTCCGCAGGC